GGCGTACAATTTCAAGCAATTTTTCTATGGTAATGTGGCAAACGATATGCTAAGGGAACTGAAGGCTACTCCGGAATTCAAGCTTATGTACGACTATCTTTTTCCCATGAAAAGATATATGGCCTTACCATTTGTTATGGCATCCGATGGCCTTTCTAAGTTTATTCCGGATCCAACAATTGTGTTAGATGAAACAAAAAATTCTTTAAAAAATATAATTTTTTCTCTTGTTAACTCCACTGATTACACTACAGTTCCGGATCCCGTAAAGAATGCCCTTGCCAACGCAGCTGCGTTCAGAGACATGGGCACAACAGGCAAAGAGGAAGACCTTACTAAGGAGCTATTAAGAATAATTTTTAGAACGCCATTTTTAGTGCTCAAAGGCTTCGTTGAAATTACAGATCCCGCGGTACGTGCTGCGAAAACGATTATAGATATAGCGAACACAATCGTATTCACAACTCTGGCGGCCATAAAAGCAGCGGTGAATACAGCATTACAAATTATCGAAACGGGGATTCTCACAGGCCGCCAGGTCGTAATGCAACTGAAAATGGAGCTTGGGGCTGCTCTAGAGATGCTCAAGTCTCTTAAGCCAGCGCTCGGGCCGGCCCAGGACAGTGTTGTGATAAATGTATCCGCCGAAGATCCAATTAGCAAATGGAAGGCGCCCGACCTCGAAATAAAGGATCTACCACCAGAAGTCGAAAACGACATGACCGACGAGGAAAAGGAAAACTGGAACTCATTTCAAGAGCAGTTCCAAGATCTTTTGAGCCTAGTTCAAAAATTAGAAGAAGCAAATACACAACTCTCTGATTTAGAAGCTGAGAAAGCAAAGTTAGTTGCTTACAAAGAAGGTGCTTTGAAAGATGCAGAAAGAAAACTTAAAAAATTCTTTAAGTCTCCTTATTTGCTGCCTGGTATGTGGGCTGCTCTTATGCCCCCTATGATGCCTCTAGGAGGCGGGATTGTTCCTCCACCTTTCCCGGGAGGCCCATTCCCCAGTACTGTTCCTGGTATGATTTATATTGCGCTACTACTTATAGATGCGATAGAAGAAAAAACACACGATGACATGCAGAAACTTGATGATGACAGCCCCAACTGCGAAGATCAGCTTTAGAGGAAGAAGATGGAAGGGATAGGACCAAAATTGCCGTTACAGAGAGACTCTCGTTTCGGAAATTACGATTTAATTCGGTCTTTTGGTAACGAGGTTAAGCAAAATTTTAAAAATTTACTCTTAACTGCACCTGGAGAGAGAATGATGAATCCTGATTTTGGCGTCGGAATGAGAAATTTTTTATTTGAACCTGCGACACGTGTCTCTGGCTTGATACGGCAGCGAATTGACGAGCAAATTTCTAAATATATGCCTTTTATAAAAATCATTAGAGTCTCTATAAATGACGGTGCAGATGGTCAAGTACTTTCGGTTGTTGTTGAGTATAACGTGCCAAGCTTAAATATTGATTCAAAAATAGTAATCAACACACAAGGTAACATTTAAAATGTCGAAAAAAAGCAAAAAGTTAATTAAGTATACTAATAGGGATTTTAATAACATAAAACAGGGCTTAGTAGACTACGCAAAGAGGTATTATCCGAACATATATAAAGACTTCTCCGAGGCTTCTTTTGGTTCTTTGATGTTAGACACTGTTTCGTATGTTGGAGATATATTGTCTTTTTATTTGGATTACCAAGCCAACGAATCTTTTCTAGATACGGCAGTAGAATACGATAATGTGCTTAGAATGGGAGAACAAGTAGGTTACACCCAACCACTTAAATCAAATTCATTTGGAATTCTCTCTATGTATGTTTTGGCGCCAATTTCAGCCGACGGCGCTGGGCCCGACAAAGCCTATTTGCCAGTACTTGCAAAAGATAGTAAGTTTTCCACCACTGCAGGACAAATATTTACTTTAATTGATGATGTTGATTTTGGAAATCCAGATAATGAGGTGATCGTTGCAACAAGCGATGAACAATCAGGTCAGGCTACCGCGTACGCAGTAAGAGCTATGGGAAAAGTAATTTCTGGAGAAGAAAATACACAAATATTCAATATTGGTGATTTTAGAAGGTTTTTGACTTTAGAGCTTTCTGATCCAAATGTTTCAGAAATTATAAGTGTTGTTGATTCTGAGGGCCATGAATACTTTCAAGTTGACTATCTGTCGCAAGATACAGTGTTTAGATCTGTTGTTAATAAAGACAAGGAGACAAGAAGGCATGTCCCAAATACCATGGTCGTTACTAGTGTCCCCCGGCGCTATATAGTACAAAATAAAAATGATTCGATATTTTTAAAATTTGGATATGGATCGGAACAAAACTTAAAAACAGACAACACAACCCACCCTTCGAACGTTGTTTTAAAAATGCACGGAAGAAATTATGAAAAAGATAATTCTTTTGATCCATCAAAGTTATTAGAAACAGACAAATTTGGAATTGCGCCGGCGAACACAACGCTCACTGTAACCTTTAGGACCAACACGGTTGACAACGTTAACGTGGCCACCCGCGGTTTATCCGGAGTTGTTAGTCCAGTTTTTATATTCCCTAGCGAAGCGACAAATAATACTAAAATATCCTTTGTAAGAGATTCTTTAGAAGTTGTTAATGAAGAGCCAATTTTAGGGGATGTTAGCACGCCTACGTTAGTGGAATTAAAACAGCGAGTTAACGATGTTTTTGCTTCTCAAAATAGAGCAGTGACTGCCAGTGACTACGAGGCACTAATATATAGAATGCCATCCAGGTTTGGAAGAATCAAGAGAGCTAAAATATATCGCGACAGGGACTCTTTTAAGAGAAATTTAAATTTATATGTTGCTTCTTCTGATTCCGACGGCAATCTCATTCAAACGCCGACGATGCTTAAAAATAATTTAAAAACTTGGATCAATCAATACAAAATGCTAAACGACACTGTTGATATTCTAGACCCCAGAATCATCAATATAGAAATAAATTTTGTTGCGGTTGTCGACTACTCTCAAGATAAAATTGAGGCCTTGAATGTTGCAATTACAGAAGTGCAAAAAATGTTCTCGGAAAAATTGAATATCGGCCAACCGATTTATATAACAAAGATATATGATGTTTTAAACAATTTAGATGAAATAGTTGACGTGACTAATGTCACCATAAAAAACAAGTCGGGAGGCCTATATTCTGCGGAAACACTAGAAATAAAGCAATACAAGTCAGCCGATGGAAGAATTTTATATTCTCCAGATGACACAATTTATGAACTAAAATATCCTGATTTAGATATCATAGGGACTATCAGATAATGGCCATAAAAAAATACACTGCTACAAAAGACAACACGATAACTAACGCATTTGGAATTGATTTATCAACAAGAGCGACTGGCTCGAACATGGGCGCCGCCGATATCCTTGAGGTTTTTTCTGTTTACGGGCAAGAGACCACGTCCTCTGTTGAGTTATCCAGAGTCTTGGTTGAATTCCCTGTCGATACAATCTCAACCGATCGAACAGCCGGCGACATACCTGCATCAGGAAGCGTTAAGTTTTATTTGAGAATGTATAATGCTAGACATTCCGAACAGCTGCCTTCCGACTTCACTGTTAACGTTATGGCCGTATCACAATCTTGGCAAGAGGGCATCGGCCTGGACATGGAAACTTATGAAGACAAAACAAAAGACAGTATCGATGGGTCTAGCTGGGTTAACAGAACGAAGGATTCAAAATGGGCAAAAGTTGGTGGTGACTACCACTCTTCTTCGTATACGGCCGGCCAAAGTATGCCAAACTACACCTACACCTTTCAAAGTGGAGGCGAAGATCTTTTTGTTGATGTCACGGAGGCAGTAGAGGAGTGGATATCTGGTTCCCAGACAAATCATGGCTTTGGTGTGTTTTTGACGTCTAGCCACGAAGGCTATAGCTCAAACTCTTCAGGGATAGACGAAGACTCGGTTTTACACAACACAGAAGGGGTTACGACCAGTTATTATACAAAGAGATTTTTTTCTAGAACAAGTGAGTTTTTCTTTAAAAAGCCCACGATCGAAGCTAGATGGGACTCCAGAGTAACTGATGACAGAGGAAACTTTTATGCTAGCTCTTCCATGGCCCCAGCTGATGATAATTTAAATAACTTATATTTGTACAATTACATTAGAGGAAGATTGGTGGATATACCAAATTCTAGCGAGACAATAACAGTTAGTTTATATGCTAGTAGTGATAGTTCTCCTAGTGGTACAGCTCTTGCTACAGCGACAGCCTCTAAGACTAGCACCGGAGTTTATAAGGCGCAATTGTCTGTTGACACTTCTGAAGCTACCTTACATGATGTTTGGTCCGGATCGATCGGAGGAGAGTATAAAACGGGCTCGATAGAAGTCAAAAATTTTAATAAAACGAGCGTTTTACTCTCAGATGATTACAGTCAATATGTTACAAAAATAACCAATCTGAAGTCAAAATATGTAAAAGATGAGACAGCTAGATTTAGAGTCTTCTCGCGGGCCCGCAACTTTAGTCCTACGATATACAGCGTGGCCAACGCAAACCCCGAAGGTGTTATAATTCCCAGCGCTTCTTATGAAATTGTTAGAGTTGTTGACAACAGGACAGTTATAAACAACTCCACTGGCAGCGCGACAAAACACACTTACTTATCGTATGATAACTCTGGTAGTTATTTTGATTTAGATATGTCACTTTTAGAGCCCGGCTACTTGTACGGAGTAAAATTGTTTTATAGCTTGTCGGAGAACTGGAGAGAGCAAGAAGAGTTGTTTAAATTTAGAGTTGAAGATAATTAATTTTATAAGGACTGGTTGGGAAGCTTTATGAGTATAAAAGATCTATTTGACAAGGGGCACTCTCTAAAGTTTGTTAAAAATAAGACTAAAGACGACCTTGCTAGCGGTGTTGAGTCTTATAGATACGTCGACGAATATTCAAAGAAAAGAGATAGATACGTTCCAGATGTGGATTTTACTACCGCTTCTAATTTTGCTAGATTTGGATTAGCGGAAGAGTATTATAATTCTGCAATTAAAAGAATATACCAGACCTATCCGTACGACGGCTCTCAGGCTGAAAAAATCGAATGGGAAAATGATAGTACGTATTTAGATCTTTTTATATTCGAAAATGAATATCCTAGAACAAATGGTTTTGTAAACTTTAACAGCTCTTCGCACACGTACACTGTATCAAGCACTAATTCTATTTATAGTTCGTCGGCGCCAGAATATATTACTTTCTACGGCGGCCCACACGCCGATCCAAACGGCAATTTTAAAAAAGATTTAAAGGCCGGCCCAAGTAAGACATTCGTGTCTAAGGCAAACATCTATGATCTAGATTCAGGCCGCGGCAACAATCTAGAAATGGATCTCAGTCAAGGCATTACTGTAGAATTTTGGCTTAGAAAGACCGGGTGGTCTTCAACTTCTGCAGATAAAGACGAGTATATTTTCCACAACATCTGCACAGGCTCGGCCGTTTCCAACTATGGAAGCTTGAGGGTGCGCACTAGAGGTAAAACAGACCAAGACCACCAAATGACACTAATTTTGGAGTCTGGTTCTGTTGGAATAACATTTGATCACGACACAGGACTAAACACTTCGGTTGGTATAGCTGACCAAAGCTGGCATCATTATGCCGTTACAGTCAAAACGCATGGCAACGGAACAGTGTCTAATTTATACGTCGACGGAGTTCACAAGTCTAAGATTATTGACGCGTCAAATAAAGTCAGCCCGATAACAGGAACCATGCGAGGCGCCTTAGGAGCCTTAGCTCATTCAGTTAGCTCCTCTGCTCTTGGCTATTACGCAGCAGCCGGCTGGGGCAATTTGACGTTTGCGCAGTTAGATGAATTTAGATATTGGAAGACCGAACGAACCGCTGAAGAAATTGGAAGGTTTTATATAGATCAAATCGGCGGCGGAACTAATACTGATAATATCAAATATGATGATGTTTCGAACAAAGTATACCTGGGTGTCTATTACAAGTTTAATGAAGGAATCGCTGGCGTAGCTTCACAAGATAAAAAGGTTTTAGACTATTCTGGCAGAATATCTAACGGAACATTTATAAATTACAATTCCTCTACAACTAGAAATACAGGGTCTGCCATGGTATTATCCAAGGCCGCCGCAAAAGAATTTAAAGATCCTATAATATATTCTACGCATCCGGATGTTTCAAATCTTCTAAACAATAAGACTGTTTCTGGATCAATTCACGATTATGAGAATGCCTCTTCTATATACAAATCTTTACCAGCTTGGATATTGGAAGAGGATGAGGAAAGTTCTAATAATTTAAAATATCTGACACAAATAATTGCAAGTTATTTTGATGATCTATATATGCAAATAGAGAAGCTACCTTCTTTGAAGAACGTCAATTATGCCGATGAAGGATACTACGAAAAATCATCGCCTTTTGCCGATCGACTACTCGAAAGCCGCGGCTATTTAGCTCCGGAGCTTTTCGCAGATGTCAGTGATTTAGCAAAATATCTCAATAGAGATGAAAAGATATTGTTTGAAAAGAAGCTTTATGACGTAAAAAATACAATATATCAAAACATCTATAATAATCTTTCTTACATACAAAAAGCAAAAGGAACAGAAAAGGCTTTAAGAAACTTCTTGAGATGTTTTGGTGTCGATGAGGAGCTTATAAAATTAAATATCTACTCCAATAACGAAACGTTTAAACTAAAAGACAGGACACTAAATACGGCTGTCAGAAAGAGATATATCGATTTTGACGATATTGACACTAGACTCACGGCTTCAGATTCTTTGGCTGGTGTGTACGGAGGTACTGTCTATCAGTACTACACCTCTGGAAAAGCAGAATCTATTTCTTATATTCCAGCCGTTTCGCCAGACAATTCTGTTCTTTCCGGAGCTATGTTTACTTTAGAGACAGAGGTGCACTTTCCGAAGAGAAACGTTGTTAATGATCTAAGAGACGCATCGTTCCCTGGCTTGACTTCTTCTATTTTTGGCCTTAATGCAGTTGGTGCATCGAACACAGACCTTACTTTTGATTCAGACAACGATATAAACTTTAATATTGCAGTTGTGAAAGATCTGGAAAATAAAAGAAGCGCAAAGTTTGCTTTGTCGACGACCGGTGCGTCACCTGTTTTCGCATCTATATCTAACAGCTCGTCGTTTCCCAACATTTACAATAATGAAAAGTGGAATCTTGCTTTTAGGTTAAGGCCCACTAAGGCTCCAACAGATGAATCTTATCAGCTCAACACCAGTACCGGCTATTTGCTGCCTGCTGCTTCTGCCTACACATATGAGCTTTATGGAGTCAACTTTTCTTCCGACATCCAACAAGAAGAGTTTGCTATATCTGGCACAATTAGCCTTGCACAAGCAGAAAAGTTTTTTGCAAAGCCGAAAAGAGTCTACATAGGGGCTAACAGAACAAACTATACAGGAACCATCGCGACGCACTCTGATGTAAAAGTTTCTTCTACTCGGGTATGGTTGGATTATCTTACAAATGATGTTATACGCTCGCACGCTAGAAATGCTTCTTCTTATGGTACATTCTCGCCATATAAAAATTACATTAATTCTTTGAATACCAATTATGCTCCTCAAATATCTAGCTTAATTATGAACTGGACTTTTGAAAACATAACTGGCTCTAACGCGTCAGGGCAATTTAAAGTTGATGATTTTGCATCCGGATCTGCAAACGACAAGTACAAGATGGGAGATCACTGGTCTAAAGCAATTAGCAGATATGACTATTCTGGAAGAGGCGACAAATTCATTACTGATTCTTTATACTTGGATCAAGTTGTTGACATAGAGTTTGTTCCTACGGCCAAATTGAAGCTGCCAGAAGTCGTCGGAAGCGCCGATATGGTTAAAATTCTCGACAAGCGAGACGATGTTGTGTTTACTAGAGACACCACATACATACAGAATTTGCTTTCTGTTGAAAAAAGCATGTATCAATCTATATCTGAAGATATGTTAAAGTTGTTTGCCTCTATATCTGACTTCAATAATCTTATCGGAGATCCTGTCAATCGCTATAGGATGAACTACAAGCAGCTAGAAAAGATAAGACAATACTTTTTTGAAAATGTAGAAAGCGAGTTTTTAGATTTAGAGAAATTTATACAATATTTTAAGTGGGTTGATGATGCTGTAACAATCATGATCGCTGAGCTGATACCTGTGTCTTCTAATTCAGTTAGCTTTTTGCGAAACATGGTGGAAAGTCACATACTAGAAAGAAATAAGTATTATAACAAGTTTCCCACTCTTGAGATAAAGCCTCACAATCCAATATCCTCTTTAAAAGCTATAGAGGAGTTAAAATATAATTGGAGATTAGGCCACGCCCCTCTTAATCCAGATGAAAAAACAAACCAAAATCAAAATTGTTTATGGTGGAAGGACCGTGCAGAGAGAGATGGCCCACTTTCTTCTGGAGATGGTGATATTGATGGCAACAAGGCTACATTATTAAGAATTGTTACTACAGATGTCACAGGGGCCGCGCCGGTATATAAAACTTCTGCAGGCGCAAGATATGATAGTACCTATTATTACAATAGAAGTCTTGCACGCCCAGTCGATCTGGTCACCAACCGTTCTCTGAAGCTAAAAGGCGGCGCGAATTCTGAAGACAACAGACTAATGCACGATCTTTACAGAACAGTAGTGAAGTGGGGTAGCGATGATGATTTCATTTACTTAGACGTTGACAACGAACTCAAGGCACGCGTCTGTGACGATCTTATTAAGCCAGTAGAAATTACTAAGAAAAAATTTAGATTCGATGCACTTGTCATGCCGGCTGACGAAACGGTCGATTCTGATGCTGACGGCACAGGCATTAATGACAAAAGGAATACGGATACGAAAAGCAATTTAGTTTTGCCTTTTACTTTGTTCTCTTCTTCTGTGAATTCTGGGTATCAAAAAGTATATTCGGACCAATTTGGTCTAGAATTCACTGATCTGCACAGCGACAAGTATGGATATGATAATGAAATCCCCTTGCAAGGCCCCTTTACAGAAAAATATGTGGGAGGATCCCAGCATCGACATGTAAAATTAAATTCTGGAGCCGACAGTCAACTCACCAGACCAGAGGCTTGGCATTTGCAGGAGTTTTTAAATGAAACTGGCCAGGTCAACTACTTTTTCCAGGAATATTTTGAATTTGCTACATCAACAGCGCAAACTGACGCGTCACTCTTAAATCTTCCAAGCGGGTCTATATCAGGAGAGCCAAGCGCATATGAATATTGGAGAAATGGAGTAAATGCTGAAAATCCTTGGATTTTCTTTTCTGGCTCTACTCCGTCTGCCGGCACTGGTCCGGCTTCAGCATATGATGACAATAGCGGATATGCCTATTGTGAGGTTCTTCCCTCCAAGGTGGGCCAAACCTTCTCCTTGGTTACACCTTTGATAGACTTTTTAGACCTGGATGAGGGCTCTTTAGCTCGGCTTGTTTTCCGCTATCACATGCACGGCAGTGGAATAGGCACACTAAAAGTTCAAGCATCATCAGACCCAAACTTTACTTCGGGCGTTGAAGATCTTGTTGTGGCTTGGGGCTCTAGCGCCTCAAGCAGAGGGCGCCACCTGTCAGGTCAGCAGCACGAATCTCCATCAGACGACTGGACTTTGGCATATGTTTCCACAACAGACCAAGGATCTGGATTTGCAGGCTGGATGGGGAAGCGTTTTTATGTGAGATTCTTGTATACTGCTGGTGTAACCCACCTAGGTGACGTTGCTATAGATAGTATTGTTTTATATAAGGCCAGCGATGGAGTTTTACAGGACTCATTCAAACTACTGCATCCAACATATGATGATCACAACAGACCATACGCTCCATATACTAGGGGTATTTTAGCAAAGCGGCCTGTTAATATCAGAAACATCCATATGACTGGAAATTCGCCAACTAATGCTGGTAATTTCTTAGACAGATATGAATATGTTAGTACGGTAAGTCCCGAGGCCAACGATCCATATTTTGTTAAAAATATAGATAATTTTACTGCAAATCACAAGCTAAGACTCGCAGCTGGAAACTTAAATGATCTTCTTACAGTCCAGCCCGGAATCTCTCGGGACCACGCCATGGCTCCAGAATATACGCTTTTAGATAGAAGCTATATTACCGGCACGGTTAGAAATAGAACTAGAATTAAGACAAGGTTTAGTTCACCAGGAGGAATGCAGACGTTATCTAGAGGGTTCTTAGACCCAGAGCACGAAACATACTCACCTAACAACGCTATGACTTTCAGAAATTTATGGCCTAGAAAAGTCTACAACACGCAACTTCAGGCGCACCAAGGACGCCATGGCGTTAGCACGCACGACACAACAACAGCTAGGGTATACGGCAGCGAAACACCAGGAACAATTAATGCTTTTGATTATACAATTTCAGGAGATGCATCAGCGCACAAGTATCATAGAAATGGCGCTGAAAGAGCTACTGTTGCGCCCATCACCGCGTCAGTTGGAGGCAAAAGTGTTGGCAACGTTGTTTTAACTCCAACTAGACATCATGCCCAGTTCGATCAGACAGAATATTATTTGCAAACCGGATCCGCTGACCATCCTCTTTATTTGGATACTTTTACAATAGCAGCATGGATAAATTATGATTCAGACATGTCTGGCCTTTCAACCCCCAGCGGTGTAGGAACCGCCAAAGAAAACTCCGGAAGAGTGTGTGGTATAGTGCAACTCGGTAGTGCCGGCGCTATTATCACTAACCAGGACTATAGGCCAGACTCTGGCTACCGGGCTTTTGTCATTTCAGGCTCAGCCGGCGATACTAGCAGAAGAATCGGGTACCTATCTAAATTTGGACACAACACAAACGCAGATGGCTTGGCTGGCGATGAAGGTCCAGGTGTGTGGTTTAGTACCGACTCCTCTGAAGTAACTGCGTCTGGAGATATAACCGCAGGCCAGTGGCACCATGTAGCTATGTCAATTAGTCAGGCCTCCGGCAGCCATGCTAGCTCTAGTGCTGAGCCTACTTTCTATATTGATGGTCAAAAAGTGGGAACTTTCGAAAGATTCTCGCCCAGTGGAAGTTACATAGCGACCGCACACTTATCTGACACCTCCGCCGGCAACAACTCGCATCTTATCGGCGCCGCACTCAAAGGTCCATGCGTAGACCTGGCCATGATAGAGAGTAATGGATATTCAGATGATTATTACAACACTAGGAGATTCAAAGGAAGAATGGCTGAGGTTGGAATATGGAATAGTGTGCTTTCAGACCTTCAGGTCGCACAGCTCAGTGTCGCCAATACTAGTGGCGAAACGTGCAACTTTTTGTCGCATTCGGCTGCGTCTGATCTAGTCGGTTGGTACAGGTTTGGCGACTCCACCAGAGACCACGAGGTCGGCGCGTTAAGTAAACTTTATTTATTTAATGCAGCTTCTACACCAGACACAGAACAGCGTACTGAGACTAATGCCCACGCGGATTCTTCATCATTTGCAGCGACGACGTCTTTGGTCCCGACGATTCTTACGTCCTCTCTTTACGGGGGATCCGACACTGTTTCTGGGACACTAGGAGCGGACTCAAGTTATGTGTTTGTGGCAGCTGAAGAGAAAACTATGTTTGACAACGCTTATGTCTCACACATGATACCAAGAACAGATAATCAAACTAGATGGATAACAGGATCGATAATTTAGATTATAATCTAATTATAGGATGAGAAAGAGGTAAAAAATGGCTCTATATAGCGGATCAATAACTTTTCTAACTTCCAGTGAGTATGGCCTTGTGGCAGGCTCCGCTCGCAGAACTCTTACGAAAGACCAAACTGACTCCACGGCTAAAGGTTTTATTCCGGTTGACTTTGTCGGTTTAAATACCGTTGTGAGGGAGCCGCTAACTGCCTCTGAAAACTTCTTGGGCCGGCCAGTAGATGTGCCTATGTTTGATGATGATGGTGGAACTCCACCCGGCGCCGCCGCAAAAGTCGGCGATGACAGCGGTGCCCCAGGTTATTATGTGCCAGTCTATAACCTAGTCGGTCCTGGCGGCGTCGGCCACATGGGCGCCGGCGGTGTCTCAGGAGGCCCAGGCATAGCTTTTTCGGACCCAACGCTTTTTAATGCTTTGATGCTTCATAGAAATGGTCCTTATCAGCACCCTTCGTGGAAGCAAATACGAGGAGGAGAACACCCAGTAGCCAGACGCCTAAGATTGCACAACACCATGTCTGTCGACAGAAATGCTCCAGACGCTCGCAAAAGAGAGTCAGCGCGCGCAGTCGAAAGATCAAGAGTGCAGAACTTAACAAACGTAGATCTGGGAAAAGAATATGGCCCTTCAGAAGAGCCTTCGTTGTCAATAGACAGCGAAACAACACAGCCAGCCGCTTACAATTCAACTCAACATTTTTACGAGCCGTCGGTTTCTGTCCAACATAAGCCATTTTTATATCAACTGCAAGCTGTTAATATAGTAGGACAGCCCGGAGGCTCAGAAGCTATGGTTGCCAGAACAACTTTGGGCAACCAGATGTTGTTTTTTGAAAATGATGAATTTAATAAGCTAATGAAGATCATCGGCAACAACGGCATTTCCGGAACTCAAAAATTAGAAAACTTTAGAGTGTCAAATAGAAAATACTTGAATTTAATACTTGCAGCACGTCAATATGGAGGAACAAACTTCCTCTATACTCAAACTATTTTCCCCAAATCTATTAACACATTTAGAGTTTTTAAAAACAAAAGGCCAAAATATGAAGAAGTCGCTGGCACAGGCCATAATGGTTATGACCGCGCGATTAATAGATCTTTTTGGAGAAATGTTACACCTGATTTGGCACAAAATATTGATTCGAATGGCACGACGAGGATAAGGACAGACGGAACTGCCCTCAATTCTCAAGAAATTGTACAAACCACCTATGATACTAGGTTTTATATACACTCGGACGTGATCCAATATACGGCCGCTTATGGTCACGTAGCAGACCAGCAGCTCGTCGCGAATCTTGATCCCGGCATTATGGTACGCCCAGATGGCCATGTTGCACATCAAAATTCAAATCAAGTATATCTAGAAAATGGCGTAATTCCAGCCGCCGGCCTCGACACAACAACCGGATCCGCAGGTGTGAGATCCTCGGTAACTTTATTCGTCACCGGTGGTTGGACTAAAGAAAGCGCACACGGAGAGTGGTTTGATATTTGGGGCGGTCTCGGCGCAGGCCGAATCAGAACCGTTAAGTTTGATAAAACTTTCCGGGCTGGCGACGCCCTGGGTGGTACTTCGGGCGTCTTAACGACAGTTCCTGCCACCTCCGGTGGCGTCGGTTGTTTGGTTGGTTTGGATGATCTTACAGATGGCGACGATGCTGCTTTGGCGCAGAGAATTTGTGACGCAGTACACCTTATGGCCATGGAAGCGACGGCCTCACTTGGCACCACAACCGGCTCGCCGGATAAAACTACTTTTACAATATCTGGCCCTCGTTCAACCGCGATATTGGGCACCGCGGCAACTTATAATAGCCAGTCTATTCTTCTAACGTCTTCCACTGACACAATATATGCTGAGGATGGCTCTCGGGAAGGCTTTTTCCAGGGCGGTATCGGCGCTGGAGTTAATGCGTCGAATGTCCCCTACGACCCGGGTTTTGCTTTTGTAGAGCATGAAACTTATCAACCATACCCCATAAGCTTATTGAGTATGTGGCCACTAGATCCCCGGCCAGATCTATTTGCGGGCTCCCACAACACTACAACGGGCATTTACACACCTTTAAAGTATTCCACTTCCAGTATTGGAGGTCAAGGCATGCAGATTGGCTTGACTCCTCACAGAATGCTGGAGTTTAGCAAGGCAGACAACACATACGCGGAACGGGGCAATTCTGTATTTACAGAATCTTTTGTGACAGATACAACCGAATTCTCCGGAGGAGGCCTTCTCTTAGAATCAGGCGATTATTTGCTTTATCAATTTGCCGGCGCAGCCTCAACATACAGGCTTAAGTACAGCGCGACCGGAGCTTATGGTCAACTGCAGCGCCTGCAAACAGGCTCAGCCGGTGAACTAGTTTATAGCACCAAGCCAACCATGTTTTATCATAGGAGCACATACACAACCAGATCTACGGTCTTGCCGAATGACGCAGAGCCTTTCCACATCGCACCTGATGACGCAGTGGCTATCAAGGGGTATAGATCACAAACTGCCTCGATGCAATACAATAGACACGCTTTTCCCTACAATACTCCCTTCTATGCAACTCAAGAAATTCGACAAAGAGGCCCGTTCTTTAACTCGTATAGTGATTATTCAGAAAATTTAGATATTATAGGTAGGGAATATACAATTGTTCCGGAATATCTAGCAGAAGAAAATCTAGATTATCTTTTTTCACTACCATTCGCCCTGAACGATCGTGTGTATAATTTGGTCCCGGCTCGGTCCTGGTGGGAGAATCCGGATGGCGAAGAGGGCGCCACGAGCCACCTGTTCATGAAGTTCGTCCGAGCAGGACTTGATGTGTGGGAGCCCAAAGGAAAGCCTCTAAATATACACTATTATAAGTCTCCGTATCCAAACGGCTTTGTGGGAGGAAATACAATTGAATCCGTTCAGGCTAATTATTTATCTTTAGAAGGAGCAGATCAGACCTCTAGCGCCACGATAACAAGATATGAAGAAATTAGTGATGCTGATACAAAAAAGATTTTCACTTTTGATCCCAACACACAAACCACTTCCGAATCAACACTATCCAAAGCGCAGCTGTTGTGGTCTCAAAATTCTTCATCCGTGTTGTTCTATGAAAAGTTTGCTCATCCTGACGGCTTAGTTCAGTTTGCTAATATAATGGAATATTTTGAGAGCGGGGAATCTACAATTCCCCTCAATATAGAATTTTCAGTAGAGGCAGTAAAAAAACCTCGTCCTCGTGGCAAGTTTTACGTCGTCGACAAAACAATAGAAATTGGCAATAGATTTAAAAAGTTTATATACGGCAACTTGGACACACCAGCTAGCGCCCAGGCCGTCAGGGACGCCATTCAAGAAGAAAGAGATAAAGGTGTGTACAAGCATGAACTCAAAAATACATATGAAGATGGCCAGCACGGGTGGAACACACAGGATGATCTTCGCCCGGGCGCCCTCCAGTGCTTCTTAGAGCCATATTTTGCGCCTGGCTTGCTATATAATTCTATAAAATCAGGCGTCGCCGTCGACTTTCCGGTATTTCGCTACATGCCCGCTTATCATGCCCCTATGACTTTTATGTCGGGTGTGTTAAATCCGACAGGAAATTTTGGTATTGGCGATGAAGCATATCTGGATGTCACCATGTTCAACGGAGACAACAAAAATCAATATGATGCTGTTAATGATAGATACATGTTTGGCCACCTCACCAAGAGCGCCCACCACGATGATCGTTTTACCAAACATGTAACGTCGACTTTTAATTATGGGGGCTTTCAAATGTGCGGGGCATCGCGTTGCATCCCTGCAATATTGAATTCAGGACACCCTACCCGGATGCCTTTCGAAGCACTTTATAACTTGAACTACCTTGATCAGTTTTCTGGCGAGGGTCATTATTTATATCTAACAGCGGACTTTTTAGATTTAGACATTTCGTCACCAGTCTCTGCTTCCCGCGCCGAACAGGCAAAATTGGTTGGAATCCAACAATCTTATCATCATCCAGGCTATGCGCAAATACCCACCGGCCCGCGCGCTCGCCTGAAGAAAAAACCGTCTAGTATAACGGGAGATCTTAATAAACAACTTTATGAAGCTTCAATAAATAATTTCTTATGCGAGACCATGAATTTCTATCTCGAAGACCAGGAAAATCTACCTGGTGTCAAGCTGCCTCACATAGTGTCTGGCCTGGATCCGGGAGAATACAACCTTGCGTCAGGTAAAGAATATTATATGGAGGTTGCCTTGGAGATGGGGAAGAATCAAGTTTTATGCGAAGGTCCGCGTAACGCCGGTCTCGGCGCTGGACAGAACGAGTATAATGCTTTCACTTTTCCAGGCATGAACTTCTCGATGAGAGGGTATTTGTTTGGTCCTCCTTCCGAGATCGTACAAATGTCTGGCTCCGTCACTGAAGATGGAACTGCTATAGACATCGACCCCCTCACGGGAGAAGAGACGTTTAGAACTGAACCATACGTAAGGTCTCCGTTTATTTCGACCTCTGAGGCCACCAGCTGGGGCCATCACCCTCGATTCCGGCTAGATGGCTCACCAGGGGGCGATTATGAAAGCTATTTTGCAGCGAACTTACAAGATCCAGCATATCAAGCTTATACCCCTAGTTACTTTTATGGCAACAGCAGCTGCTTGGTTGGCTTTACGACTCCTGCCGTCCCCGCACTTAGTTTCGCAGCTGTCGCCGCTAGCTCTAGCGCTCAAAGTGTCTATTTTGAGCAGTATGATGTCGGTCCAGGCCTAGAGCACCTCTGTCGGCACTGGCCCGGCACCAGCTCTATCGTCAATACGAGGCCTACGTCCGGTCGGATGAAAGCTGATGCTCAGCTTGACATTAGCATAATCAACCGTATGCCAATAGAAATGAAAATATTCAACAGAAGTACTGACGGAACCTCCGGCGGCGGCCTGGACCCCACCGAGGCGCCATATAAAATGCATTATATATCTCCCAAGTGGGTGTGCCCTGTTTTAGACTTTTCGTCTTCATATTCTACATATATAAAAGATAGATACACAAAAGAAAATGGCGAAAAACACAAAACTATCGGCTTTATGACGAATTCGTTTCACGACACGACCACGGGCCGCGGCCTTTGGGGTGGGTATGGTACTGATCCATATGGCCCCGAAATTGCTTCTGTTAATAAATATGTTACAAACCTACATGGCTCGAACGTACAATTAAAAGATCCCGCCGAGATCGCGAAATACGACAAGGGTGTAAGATTGGTGCTTAGACATCCGTCCAGAGTGAATGATCCTTCAGATTCCCAGATGGCGTTCAACACCACGGTAGGTAGCGTAGGAAACTTGGACGGCTTCTATACCACAAGAGACGATGAGTTTGCTGATCCTAAAAAATTCGCTCCGTTATCGCTAGAATTGAAATTCTTAAACGATGCGAATGATGAAAAAAGTGTAAATGTTGGTCGAATCGCAAACAGCAAAACGGTATCAGAAGCTATGGTGATTATCCCGTACCTAGAGAAAGGAATTCATTTGTTCTCTAGAGTCGGCGACACGCCCATGCTCGACGATCTCTACTCAACAAGAGAAGTCATCCCCGGAAAACACTTCTTACCGATCCACGAAGAGCTTTTCAATAATCTTTTATCTGTCAACCTAACAAAAGCCGTATTTACGGCACCAAATCCGACGACGTCTGATGAATGGTTGGTAAAAAAATCCCAGTTCATGGGATATCAATCTTTAAAAGAGTTAGAACTGGCGAAACAGACAGATGTATATAAAATGATTGATTTAATACAGGGCGAGGAGTCTGAAGGTCGCCATGGTTACGAGATGCCACCTCAATTTAATCCTGTTCATTTCCCAATTAAACCCTTTCAGATGATTATTGTCCCTATTTCTCACACTTTCAACAAAGAAGAGTTGATTGATATGTACCAAAACGTCATGCCAGACTCTAGCTTGAAAGCTGAAATAGTAAGACAAAATGTCAAAATTAAAACTAGTATGTTTTTCCCCGCCGGCACAAATCCTAGCTGGATGCCTTGTATAAATCCGGATGCTGGCCAAGTCCAGCGCTCCGACTCCATCGTCGGCGCCGTGAGTGGCCTCCCGGGAGCGGTTACTTTGGGTGGAATGCAACCTCACACCTTTCTGCACCCATCGTTCTTGCTGGCTAAAACAAAGTTCGCAGAATTTATAAATGAAGATGTTTCAAGCATGCCGTACAAAACATCAAAAGAGTTTTATCAAAATTTAAAATTTATGGTGTTCAAGGTTAAAGAGCGTGGCCTTAAGAATTATAGCGCATACAAACAAAGACAACACGAGAGAGTGGCTTACGCAAAAGCCGCCGGCGCCTTTCCGGAGGGCGCTGAATTCGGCGCGAGGATAATGAAAGATTCAGCGTTAAAGAATTTCAAAACATATTCAGAAATTATTGGTTATAATTGGCCTTATGATAATATTTCTTTGTTTGAGAATGTCAAAATAGATTTGTCAGTGGAGGTGATAAAGTAGATGGAGTTTTTTAACAAGAAAGAAGAAGTTATTGATTTAAAATTAACGCAATTTGGAAGGCATCTCTTATCGAAAGGAAAGCTGAAGCCGGCATTTTACTCTTTTTTTGATGATGATATTCTGTATGATATAGAAAAGGCAAATATGACAGAAGCTCAAAACGAAAGCGAAGAGAGAATAAAAACTACACCAACGATGCACCATCAAATCTCCTACAGCTCTTTAGAGAAAAATTTTAATAGTAACTATAGTAAAATTATTTCTGGCCAATCTAAAGTAGGAGATCAAGACCTACAAAGAACACCAGAAAAATTTTATGCTCTTCCACAGCCGATTGGAACAAGCGACGTTAATTCGCAGTATTCCCCCTCTTGGCAGGTGGAATTTCTTAATGGTACCATTACGGGTAGTATTTCTAGTTTGACTTTGTCAGAAAAAACAGGAGGAAAAAATTCTCAAACAATACCTCAAATAGACACACATGTTGAAGTATCTATTCAGGAGCGCTCGTCTGCGACCGGCGATAGTGCAAATATGGATGAATTCGAGGAAGGATTTCTTGATTCAAACTTTGTAATAACCTCCCCGGAAGAAGATCAATATGTTTTATTGAAGATTTTAGAAAATAATGGCCTTTTTCAGAAGAAAAATTTTGATATAGAGCTTTTTGAAGTAGAGAACGAAGTCCATGACGGCGCGACAATAGAAACCTTGAGGGAAATTAAGTTTTCTATTTTGAGCGACTTTTTGCAAGATTACGAGCAATCGTTTGATCCTGATGAACAAAACCCTTCAGATGATGTAAACATGGTAGATTATTTTTTTGATGTCTTGGTAGACGATGAAATAGATGATGAAATTATTTGTGAGCACGACCCCGTCAAGGAAAAGACTGGAGTTTTCTCGGAACCGCGCGCAAAAATATGCCAAGACGTTATTAATGATCAGAAAAAGAAAGTTTTTGATATTTATACTGACGAGTCTGATTCTCCAGGAGAAATTTGCTAATGTCATCGATTTTAGACACAATAACTGGCGGCCTTTTACCTCACATACGATGTAAAAAGATAACATTAGAGAATTCGTCTAAAACGACCATAAAGAAATCTACTGAATTTGGCGAAGAGACAAGCGTCATCGGTGGTGAAGACACTTCAATAACTCTTCAATTGGAAGTTTATCAAGAAAAAGATAAAATTTATCAATCGAACTGGCTTAATGATTTTAGTGTCGACAGCTTTAAGATAATAGATGCTCTTTTTATACAGGTTGTGCCTTTTAAAAAGCAAGAAAATGTTATAAAGCTTCTACCTAGCAACTCACCGCTAGAAAAACCAACACCTGGAGACGAAAAAGGAACGGTTTATAATGCAAAATATTTTCATGAGGACAATTATTTACCAAGAGGGAAAATAGGGCACCAAGGCGCTGATTATTTTTCGTCTCAAGTTTGGCCAAATAAGGTTTTCTCTCCTGAGGCTGGAGTTCCAGTCCCGTTACAGTTCTCTAAAGCATCGATCGTGGGCAATCTCGACGGCCCCCAGAGCCTGGAAGAAGCGTTGCAGAAAGGCAAAATAAAAGAAGAAATTATAGATGGTAAGGGTTACTTAGTATTGCCCTATGAATACACCTATCTTGCTTCCTCTCTAACGGGAACCGAGGACGCGATTAATAATCTTGGCTTTCTTTTTTATTCTTTTTTGCACGTGCCGCTTTGGTTTCAAAACTTACAATTAGACATGGATCCTTCTTTGTGGACGCAGTATTTTGAGGAGCTGGTGGTCGAGGGCCCGGTGAATTCTGAAGTGTTGTTTCTTAATGGAGTTTTACAGCAGGAAAGGGAAGCTTTTTTCTTACCAGACGGCCTCCCATGGGAGGGGGCTGTACATCTCCACGGTCCGGACAATCCTGCACCTCCGACACCTCCTGGGTATTTTGGCGACGGCGGCTTTTCTACAGGTGTTGCCCCCCGCGGCTGGATGGTCGGCGAAAAGCATACTTCACAGGACCTGCCCAAGCTAAATTTGGCCAAGGTACCTAATAACTTAATTTCTGATTTTCGCAGCGGGATATATCCTGAGCCGATAGACAACGCCATGGGCAAAATGGACAAAGATATTTCAGCCCTCAACAAAGCTACCGCGAAAATAGAAGATTTCTTGTCGCCTTTTCAAAAAGAAAAAAGAAAAGATTTTGTAAGAGATAATGATATTGAATTTTCGAAGTTATATGTTTCTAGAGACTCCTCCGGGATCGCTCGCGGAGTGTTTTTCATAGACACCCTGGAGCTTTTGAGGAAAAATTCTTCTTTGTTCCCAATTCTTTTTGACCAATCTCCACCAGGCCTAATGGGCGCCATAGAAATGCTTACGCTGACGCCAATTGACATGTTGAGTATTTTAGAAAAATCAAAATTACTTGAATTAAAGATTTATAGAGACAGAGTTAAAGAAAAGACCATCAACACGAGATATGAAAAGCATTTAAATGATAAGTTTTATGAAGAGCCATCTAAATTAATAGGCACAATAAGTGACAAAGATACATTTAAGTCAGTAACATCTACTGCCACTATAACAGAAATAAAAAGTTTTCATGCAGCGAACATCAGCGCTACTGACCCGTTTTCACAATTTAAAAATAGATATTTTATTTTTCAAGACAGGGAAATGGCCAAGCTTGGAGCGGGTACGTATAGGTATAGACTTGAATTAGCGTTTAAAGATGGCACGTACGAATTTTTGTATGGTCTTTTCCAGGCGCTTACGCGAAACAAGATTTTATTAGAACAATACTATGACATGTCTATGTCTTCATACGTGAACAAGCTTGTTTCAAAAAAATTTGAATATTCTACACAAATGAAAGATTCCGAAGAATACTCGAAAGCCATGTTTACAAAATATTACAAGAATGGTAGTTTTCAAAATCCTGAATTTTTTGAATTTGCTGACGGACACTTTTCTGATCCTTCGAAGAATCCTTCTGGTGCAAAACCGTGGCAGTCCGTGCCTACGGTTTTGCACAGGCTCCAGCGAGTTTTAGGCTTGTTCGGAGGTTCGAAATCAGGAAGTAGTGTTGATTTTAGTGACGCTAGTTTAATAAACTTACTAGACCCTGTTTCGGGATCCCCAAAGGGTATATCATTTTTTCTTTCTTTGCTTGAAGCTGCAATACAAAAAACGCAAAGTTTGTTGTCCGCAACAGAGCTTAACAAGACAGGATCAGAGATCGACTCCAATTCTGTCCCAAGCGGCTATACTGTAAATAACTTTTTTGATATAGTTGTTTCACCTAGCGACTCAACCATTTATGAAGAATATACATTTGATCATCCGGAAGAATTATTCACGGCCGTAGATAATAAGTCAGTTTTTCTTGACTATTTGTCTGTTGGCCAGCCGGCAATACCTCCTATTTACCCAGCGCGCGTCCTAAGTAATCAATATTTTATTGACAGATGTAGATTAGAGGCCGCAAAGTGGTCTCCTTTGGCAAAAACCGACAACGGCTACGAGGGCGTTGGCGTTGTTAATAATATCGGTATTGTTGTTAAAGAACAGGGAAATTTACAGTTTCTTCAAAATGATTCATTAAAAAATAATTCTTTTTCTTATTTGGGCCCCTCGGTTGTTAGTATCAAAAGCAACATAACGAATCCAACTAGAGGATATAATCAAGTTTTGACCAGTTTTAAGCCGTATGTTACTGCTATTAGCTACATAAATTCTGAGAACGGGTCCCCTACCAACACTCTGCACTCTGGAGACTTTTTGAACATCACCAAACACGATAAAATGTTTATGGATATGGTTAATTATTTTCAGGACATTCATGTTGATAAAAATTTAAGCTACGGCGCGCCAAAATACAAACATTTGGGGATGGGATATCAAGGTGACCAGCTTATGTCTTGGCAGCAAAGTTACAAAAACATTCTAGAAGATATAGGGATTACTCTCCACAGGCGAAACAAGCACGACGAGGTATTTGGCCGGCCAATTTTTCCGGAGAATCCCGGCGCCTCGAAAAATGTAGAATTTGAAAATTTTGAAGAAGTTTTTCCTTTGTCTATAGACGAATTTACAGATGGATTGTCTTTCCCTCTTGGAAAAATGCAAGATTTTTTATATAGTCCGCTGCAAAATCTTACGAGAATGGATTATTGTTCTTCCATACCGGCCGGGTATCACTCATACAACATAAATTACCCAAACAGCTTTAAATACCACCACATACAAAACTCCAGAGATGCCAACCCTTCTCATGGGGGTAACGAACTCCTACACCCGGGCGTAAAAAATGTATTGAAAAATTTCAACATAAAACAAACTTCAGCTTTTTCATTCTTTCAGATCAACCTGACAGTAAAAATAGAAGTTTTTGTTGGAAGCTACACCCAGAACGCAAAAGATGATCAAGATGCGTGGAGGTTGTTAAGAAATGAAGATGTGCTTTTGCCGGACGGAGAGGTGCAGTTTTGCAGGATGTCTTTATTCGACAAAAGATTGTCACAAGAAATGGAGCTTCCTATTTTGGATAGATATTTTTTCATAACTAGCAACGAACAAGCTGTCATGGAACAACCCCCTCCTGTTGCACCGACAAACCCTCAAATTGACCAAGGAGCTGATTTGGGAGTTGATATGAGTTTCTGGGAATCTAAAAATTACCTCAAGCTTAATCAAATGCTTACCATAATGGAAAAGGGTATGATGAAAAGCCCAACGATGCAGGTTCTGCCGGCAGGTATTGAAACGCAAATGCAAAACTTTTCTGCCCTTGAGGGAGCGGCCGCGACAACCACGACCGAAACCAACATGGCGACGAGTACTGCGACTACCATCGACTCAACGCCTGGAACCAGCGCCCAACAACAAACAGGCTTTTCTGGCAATCAGCAAGGCGCAAACAAAAGCATGGACCAGCAAATGCAAAATATGGGCATGGGCGGTCTTGGCACCGGCGATAAAGGATATTAAGTCTAATGCAACTAACAGGAAAGAAAAAAAATATTATCGATGCTAGTTCGTTCTATCAAATTAGTAGAAAAGGTCCGATAATGTGGAGCAACGCTGGGGATACTTCTTATGTCGATGACGCCGGTTTCGAAGACCAAGAGGGTGTTAAGTATTTTTTTGCACCCGGAACCGACAAGCTTCGTGTGGTGCTGGGTAGAAATTGGGACTTTTCAGAAAAAGACCAGAATAACGAAATTCTTGAGCACAACACATTCTCTAATATTTGGCCCACGCCAATTTTATTCTGCGGCGCGCCTATCTCTATGGAATCCTGTTCAGACCCCGAGGTAGTAGAAGCCGCAGGATCTTATGGTAGCACGGGCACGGTTATAAATCAGAAAATTGTCTTAAGCACCACTGTTGATTTTGATTTTTTGCAGAATTTATACCCCGCTACACCGCCAGCCTCTTCTGACGATGTTTTGAATTCGTGGATAGACTTTATGAAAAGGGGCATAGATATACCTTACGGGTTAGAGTATGAGCCGGTTATAGTGGCGGAAAGTTCTGATCAACCTGGCTTTTTTTTCGATCACTATCACATCGCGGCAAACCCTTTCAGCCCAAAAGAGTTGGAAGAAAAATCTCCTTCTGGGAAGGCTTTTTATGCAAAATATACCACATTTTATAACGAAAGGGCCCGCGGAATAGAAGCTCAGAAAAATCAGATTGAACAGATTATAAACTCTGAGCGGAAGATTCAAAATTCTTTACCAAGCGTCTATTCTTTCATGAGGATGTTAGAAAATAAAGACATTATTGAAGGCGGTATGTTCGACATTAGTAGTCTTAGGCAACATATTCAATATTACTATGATAAGAGTGAAGATGCTGTACAGCAACTCTACATAGACCTCCTAAACACATATCCATTTTTAACACATTTATATCTTTATGGTCAAATTGGCAAAGATACGAACATAATAGAAAAAATATTATCGTTAAGCTTTGATAAGCACGACGCCGATCAAATGTTCTCTGATTATTACAGAGAATATGCAGAGCAATTAACGAAAGACAGTAAATTTTCATTTTCTTCTGTGAAGAACTGGTGGGAGACTGGGGATTCTGAGATTATCGATAATGATACTCCTGCCCACCTTCTTCGTGCCTTGGAAAACATAATGACAAATATAGTTTTTTCACCAAAATCTTTGAAATTGTTGAATAAGGCAGATCAATATAAAAAGCACTTTCCTTCATACTGCGAGCTAGAGTTTACGGCAGATCTATTTACGCAAATAGGAGATATAATGAAAAAATTTCATTTGACGAAGCCTATATCAGACGTTATCTTATCTTCTTTAAAACCTCCCTCTGCTGACAGGTGGTATGATAGCTTTGTTGGGTCCGAAGTGTTGGAGACCGGCGTCGGCATTTGGACTCCTTTTGACTTTATCAGTGACCACACCTTTGTTGATTATTATCAAGAAGAAGTCTTTAATTCCATATCAAAATCCAAACTTCCAATAGCTCAGTCTGGAGAAATCATCGCAACAGTTAAGAAAACAATCGACCTGCCCCTTGTTTTAGAGATCTTCAATTGGGAAAGCGTATTAGAAAAAGAAGGAGTGTTTTCTGGAGAACAAGCGCCTACGAGCGAATTCTCCGAAGGGGATTTAAGAAATTATACCTCTTATTTTTCTGATGATTTCGACAGCAAGATCGATTTAAATTCTGATAAAAACGCAATATTCAAAAAATTATTTTTTAATGCATTTAACGCAAAGATATTAGACGCGTATAATACTCACAGAAGAGACTTCCAACAGATACTAAATGGCGAACCATGCTATACGGAAGACCTCTTTTACAGAATAGAAAAAATTAAAATATTAGGCGACGACGAAGAGGTGATACAAAACATTTTAATACCTAATACATCCGAATTGGATATAGTAAAATATGTTGATACTCAAGTTAAATACTCGAACGAGACGTCGGATAATATTAAATATAAATATAATGTATACACGCATAGAATAGTTTTTGGTAGCAAATATCGCTATGCTTGGAAGACAGAGGAAGATAACAAGTTCCTAGGAGGCTTTGCAAAGCGAGACGTCGATCCTGACACACCATATGATTACAGTACGGAACTTGGATATGGCATGACTTCGGACTTACAAGAGGCCTCTTCCCCTGGTGCCACAAAAAAAGAAAAAGAAGGAAAAGCTGGATGGTCTTGGGGAGCAAAGACTGTATATGAAAAGATGGACCTTACCGCCGCCGTGGACGTCGAGGTGCACCCGTCTGTCAGGCTGGTTCAAGATTTATTGTTTTCAACAGAAGAGATCATTATTTTAGATAAGCCGCCTGTTCCACCAGATGTTGAAATTGTCCCATATCGCGCAATAAACAATAGAATAAAAATATTAATGTCGGGCGGAACTGATAGGTTTAGAGATGTGCCAGTTGAAATCTTGGGAACGGATGAGGCAGAATTCCAGAAAATTAAAGAAGCTCAGCTTTCTACCGACGGAAAAATAGAATTCGGCTCTGATGATCCCGTACGAACTTTCCAGATATTTCGAACCACGCAAAGGCCTAGCAGTTATTCTGATTTTACGTTACACGATCAAATTACACAAGGTTTTTTTGAAGAAACAAATATTTTTCCCAATACTAAATATTATTATACATTCAGAGCAATAGACGATCATGGTCACATTTCAAATCCTACAGCAGCATACGAAGTAGAGTTAATAGATGAAAAAGGGGCAGTTAGGCCAATCATAAGAGCCATAGATATGAAGCCAAAAACAAACAAGCTTCCAGCTAAGGAGTGTCAAAAGTACATATATTTGAAGCCAAAGCTAAAACAACTGCACCTTCTTGATCAGCTTGGGGACAACAGTATTTTCTCTGATTTGAATAACAAAAAAATATTTAAAATGAGATTAACTTCGAAGGGCAGCGGAAAAAAGATAGATATTAACTTTTCTTTTAAAAGAAAATAACAAAGTGATTAAAATTTAATAAAATAACCAACTATTTATTAGAGTGAGGACAAAAAATGGCATTTTTAGATAATTCAGGCGACATCATTTTAGATGCAGTCTTAACAGACACCGGACGACTTCGTTTGGCACAAGGAGACGGCAGTTTTAAAATTTCAAAATTTGCTCTTGGTGATGACGAAATCAACTACGAGCTTTACAACAAAGCGCACCAATCTGGCAGTGCTTATTATGATTTAGAAATTTTGCAAACTCCCGTCCTGGAGGCGTTCACAAACAACACGTCTAACTTAAAGACTAAGTTAATTTCTATATCTAGAACGAATGTTATGTTTATGCCTATTTTGGCGCCGAATAGAAATTCCGGCCAGGGCAACACTGCCAACAAACTACAAAATGGCAATTCTGAGTATTTTAGTCGCACCCTCACTGGCGCCGCCGTCGGAACTAGTATTTCTACGCAAAGTCGGTTTTATGTTGCAGTTGATGATTTCACTGCTCTTTCGATTGCCTCATATCGAGTAAATGGCACCAACACCCCGCTATCGACTGGTGTGTCGGTTACGGGCCTTATAAAAGGATACGGTAATGGCACCCAAGCATCAGCTGATTTAATAAGAGTTGATCAGGGCCTAGACACAACTGAAGTCCCCGCTTCGCTTGGCTTGGATAGCGACCTTTTAGAGTCGGCGTATATTGTAGAAATGGATTATCGACTTGG